ACAGTTATTTTGTCTGCACGCATGAACGCAGGTGTAAGCCAGCGTGACCTATCAGTGCGCATGGGAATCACACAACCATTGATTAGCGCATGGGAACATGGCAAATCAGTACCATCACTTCATCATCTGGTAGCCATTGAAACTTCATTGGGTTTATCAACAGGTGAATTGATTATGCCGATTGCATACCCAGCGCATCATGGGGATACACCCACACCCAAGTAACTATGACTGAAGTAGGTGTTGAAGATGCGTGGAAGCGTGAGAGAGTAGCAAGGCTTTCAACAACACCTATATTGCGTGCTATAGAAAACTTACCTGTGCGTGATGCTGCACAACTGTTAGGTGTCAATATTGGCACTGTTGTGAAATGGCGTGCCAGTGAAGGATCAGCAACAGTGCATTATGCAAGAGCAGACAGAATCGCAATCAGGCTTGGCGTTCACCCTGCTTATATGTGGGGCAAAGAATGGTGGCAGATTTAGACAGCAGAAAACCCCAGCACACTTGTTTGGTTTGTGTGCTGGGGTTTTTCTTTACTAGGTGGGCAGGGTCAGCAGACAGCAAGCCAACCCCACCCAGATCTATTCAGGCTTAGGCAATGCACGCCATCTTTGTTCAAACTCTTGCGCTGTCATATCAGAAACTTCTATGTGCAACCAGCGTGGTGAACCTTCATATGAACCAGCATTATCTGTCTTTGTAAAAATCTTCACACCAGCCTTGCCTTCACCACGACTATTACGCCACCCAGCACCAAAATCACCAAACGCATACCAATGGATTTCACATAAACCTAAGTGTTCGCTGTGTTCAACTTCTTTGCCATCAATCACTGATGAACCTAAAAACCAATCCCACATCTGGCGTGCTTGCGCTTCATCTTTATATTGGATATCTGCTGCAAAACCAGTTGCGTGAACTGATAAATACTTTTCATAACCAGCATCACCAATCTTCATATTTTTGGTGTGATCATTGCGCATCAAACGCAGTGAATAAGTACCCAACGATTTTGTTTGCCAACGCCTAGCGCACAAATCAACAAGTTTGGCTGTTACTTTCTTTTCACCACCACCATTGAAACTTGGGTAGTAAGGATATTTTCTGGGCATTACTACTTCTTTTCTTCTGGTGTTACACCAGTGAACGCTGCGTTGATTTCAGCAGCAGTAAGGTTGCCATCAACAGATGATCTTGCAAGTCTTTCAATGACGGTCACACAGGCACTGATGCCTGCAAGCAACGCTGATTTGGCTACTGGAATGCCACCAATGATGGAAGCACCACCAATGATTGCCATTGCATTTACCACAAATGTGCTGATGATGCGTTGAATGATGCTGATTGCAGTTTTCATTTTTCTTCTTTCCCAGATAGGGCTAAAACAACAAGGTTGATAACCAACCCTGTTGCGCCAATGTATAAACCAATTCTTCTTGTGTCACCTGACAGGGTTATCAAGACCAGTGCTGTGCCACACAATGTCCAAACCAAACCAGATACTTCACCCAAAAATCTATTCATACTTGAAACAAGTATGCACCATGTTGTTTTCTTTCACTGTCAGTTTATCTTGCGTGATGCTGTGGGTATAGCAGAAAGCATTGCGCCAGCAGCCACAATAAGTCTGCGTGTAGAAATCGGAACTGTTGAACCTAACGGTACATAGGTATCTGTTTTGCCATCAAAAACATTGATGGCTGTTTCAAATGATTCACGCACACTTTCTGAAGCAGTTTGCACCACAGCAATCAGTTCTTCTAATTGTTCTGGTTCTATGGTTTCCAGATCTAACGCTTCAAAGATTTGTTGTGCTTCATCAGCAGACACACTTTCAAGCACTGCTGCGCTGGTTGCCAGTTCAACAGCCTGTTCAGAAGTGATTTCTGTTTCAAGGATTTCAGCCACCACTGCTTGTATTTCTGTTTGTGATGCTGTGTCTATGTTCGCTAGAAGTTCTATGATTTGGTTATCAACTATTTCTGTGGGGGTTTCTAATGGTGGTTCTTGAATTGGTAGTGATGTTGATGACGCTACTTCTGGCAAGGTTGGCGTGGGAATGGTTGCGACAGGCACAGAAGTTGTTGAAAGAGCAACAGCAGTTGGCACAGGATTTGGTGTGGTCACAGGTGGATTGGTCACAATCGGATCAGCCACAGTTGTTGTTGTCTGAACCACAGTTGTTTGAACCTGAAGAACAGTTGTCTGAACTTGATGTGTGGTCTGTGTTTCAGGATAAGAAGAAGAAGTAGTTGTTGTTTCTGGTTCTGTTGTGGTGGTTGTTTGGCGTACCGTTGTTGTTGTTTGTTCTGTGGTTGTGGTTGTGCTACTGGTTTGATTAGCAGTAGTTGTAAAGGCTTCATCAGGCACTATGACCCAGCCTGTATTGTCAATGTTCCATGCCAGCATGAAGCAAGTGCTACCACCATTTTCGTAGTACCAGCCATCAAGGGTTAGTGATTGATTGGCTGGCAGGGTCATGGTTTCTGTTTCAATTGCGCTACAACCTTTGTCTGTCCAATCACCCCATTCATAACCACCTATTTTCATTGTGCCACCATCATCAGCAGCCAGCCAGAATTGAATGGTGTTGTGTGCTGGCAAGGTGATGAAGCCTGTGTAGTGAACCATGAACAAATCATCTGGGCAGCCAATCATGGGTTCACCATCAAAACTTCTGTTGATGTTGTTTTCAATTTCGCTACCACATGATTGATATGTGTTATCTGTTTTGCTGGGTGGCACATCAGTGATCACATAATAAACAGCGTTGATGCCTGTGATGGGTTGTGCTTGTGCGTGGGTGCTGAAGAATGCAAGTAGGGCTACTGGTATGAAGATCAGCCAGCGCAGATCATTTGTCTTTGTGTGCGTGCCAATCAATGTGTGTGCCTAGTCTGCTATCTACCTTGTCTATTTTGGTTATGACGCTATCTAGTTTGTCTGAATTGCTGGCGTGGTCACGATTGTTTTGCCTGCGTGTAGTTTCAACCATTGCCACAAGTAACGCACCTGTCATACCAATAACAGCAACAACAATTTCATTCACTTGCGATACCCATAAACAGTGACAGTGCCACCAAAAGTTGCCACACCTGACCTAATCAAAGACAGTCCAGTGTATTGGGTAAGTGTTTGCTTTTGCCCAGCCACTAACTGATTGAAACTGTTTGCAGTAGTAGTGCCAATTTCAGTGTATTGAAGTTGAACAAAAGTTCTTTCTGCCACATTTGGATTGTAAATGTTTATTGTGTTTTCAATTGTTGTAACACCACTACCAGTTGTACCCACAGGAAAATAAGTATCTGTCATATTTCCTAATGCGCTGGTAGATGCACCATCCCATCTTGAATAGGTGCGCCCCCATGCGTAACTTGCTGCTGAATCGTCTGCGCCACCACTGCGCAAACGCATATATAAAATGCTGCTTCCAGAATAACTAGAAATGTTATAAACAATTACATAATTGGTGTATGTGCTGTTGAAACATGAATCTAGACTCAAGATGGTTGAACCTGCTGCTACTGTTGCTTGCGCTACATACACTAACCCACTTGAAACATTAGCGACATTTGATGAAGCAGCAACACCTACCCATGCTGAACCATTGTATGACTGAATCTCATTTGTATCATCTAGATAACAGGTCATGCCTTCTGCAAGTGTTGGTTCACCCACACCACCAAAGGCTGCATCACGCACAGCAGCAGAAGCAAAACGCATAATGGATTGATCCATCAAATAACCATTCACCTGCGCTGCTGTCAATTTACTGAACGCAGTAAAAAGTTTTGCGCCAAGACCAGCCATCACATACCTTCACTTTCTTCTGCTGTGTTACCTTCAGCAACCCACGCAAGATAATCTTGATGTGATGCACATTCAGTATCATCATCAAAATGTATAGATCGTGTTGTGTTATCAAAAAACATCAACGCATCTTTGTTGTCGTATTTTATCTTGTACCACATAGTTATAACTCTGCTAAAAATTGAACAACAACATCAGCGTTACCAATGAAGAAATACGGTCTGTAATCTGTCAAACCACCAGTAGTAAAAGTTATGCGCCCACCCTTAGTTGTTGTTTGTTGTGATGAATATGTGATACCACTTGCAACACCATAAGCATCAACACCTGCGCTACCTGACACCACAGAAAATACAGGTGCAGAACGCATTTCAACTATGTTTTGAAAACTAAAACCAATGGCATTGGAATAATTGACACCAACACCAACACCTTCTACATAGTTATAACCACCGATATTAGAACGCCTATAGTAATACCGTTGGCAAGCACGCAAAACTTCAGCATAGGGTTTGAACTCAAATGGTGTAGCAACAGCACCAACAGTAAGTTGCGCACCAGTCATCTGCCAATAATTATTTAGAGTATCTGCAAGGTTCACTTGACCAACAGCAACATTGGCTGCAACTTCTGTTTGCCATGTGGTATTCAATGTGCCTGATGAATATGTAGAACCAGTTGCCAACCACCAACGCACACGCAAAGAACCATTAGCATCATTATCAAATACACCTGTTGTATCAGCAGGGAATACAATAGAAACATATTGCCAAGTTGCTGATGCTGTGATTGTGTATGACTTAGAAACAGATCTGGTGTTATCGTCATCACGCAACTGACAAATATAAGTACCTGTTTTATTGGCTTTTACCCAAAAAGACAAAACAACTGATTGCGCTGATGCAGTGCCTTTTCTAATTGCTTGCAGATTTTGTCCTTCAATTACTTGTTCAGTAATGCAATAATCACCAGCAGCAGGTGTATCAATAACTGTGCAAAGGTTCTTTATTGATTTACGGAAACCAGAACCAGTAGGTGCATCATTTTCTATTGTCTGTGTCCATGTGCCAAGCGTGTTGATCAGAAATTGGAAACGGTCTGCTGTGTAGTAATTAGTGCCAGTGATACTTGCTGTGCTTGTACCCCTTTGCGCAACCTGCATAGCCCCATTGATCAACAAATTGCCTGAAGAAGAACCAGTGAACAAAACAGCATCAACCTGATCAGCAAGGCTACGCATAGCAGTAGCACCATCAGTTACATAATCAGTAGAAGATGGATACGGAATCGCAAAGTTTGTAGTTGTGCCTGCCATCAAAACCCCTAAAGAATTGTCCAAATAAGATTAGACCACGATAACCCAGCAGGTACTGATTCCCAAGTCAATGTTGGCGTAACACTAGACCAAGGCTGTGAATAACCAACAGGTGAAAAATGCAAATCAATATGATGCGTAGTAGAAGTAATCCTGTGATCAATACCTTCAACATACAAGTTCTTCTGAACCACAGATGGCGTACCATATTTGAAAGATTTGATAACAGAAACAAAACTACCAATATCAAGCGTGGATACAGATAGGCGTTGTGCATCTGTCAATCTGTGCATATTGATAGAAAGCCCTGTGAACCAGTAGTTAGGATCAGCACGCAACAAGTATTCAGCAAGAACCAAAGCATCAGCATTAGTCAATAACGGACTATCAGTAATAACAATACTTTGAACGCCATAGTTATCTTGCGATACAGTATCTGTGCTTTGCTGATCTGTTGGTGTTGGCTGTGAAGGGTTAGGTGCAACAATGACAACAACATCATTCAAAATGCTGTCTGGTCTTATAGATGCTTTTCTGGCGACTGCTTCAGCCATAGTGATACCTACTCATAAACAACTTCCAATGTTGAATACGGAATCTTTGTAGCATCATTATCAGCAAAGATAATCGTTGGTGATTCTTCTGTGCTGTTAGGTGTGCGTGATTCCCAATTCAAAGCCCCATTGCGATCAACATACAAACGCCCCTGTTCTGCTTCTGAAATCAACATATTGAAATACGCCAATGGCGTTTGCGTAGCAACAGCAAGGTTTGAAAGATTAGCCACACCAGCAGCAATGATTGGTGCAGGGTCTGTAGGAAAGCCCACTTCTGGTAAGCCTAAAATCCTGTCCACTCTTGCACCTGATAATTCTGCTGGTGGCGTAAAACCATTGATAGTTGTTGTTGATAAGTTCAGAAACGCATCAGCGCATTCAATACTAACCATGTTGTGTCCATCTATGTTGAACTCTGTGTTGTAATGCACAATGAAACCATTGAACAAATATTCACTGTTGCGTGAAATGCGCACCTGCCTGCGTGGTTCAAAACCTAAACGCCCACGATCAGCATTCCAATATGGGCTGGCACTATTAGCAACGCTGAACTTATCCTGCCCCAGCAAATCATCAATAGTGATGTTGCAGGTGGCAGCACCAAACTGTGCATCTTGGCTACTGCGCCCACGCTTGATAGAAACACCAACTACATATTGGGTCACATCAAAGAAAGTTGTAGAGCCTTCAAGATAATCAGTATCAAGAATACCTAATACATCATCATCAAGGGTAAAAACATTCTGATAGAAACCAGCATCAAGTTCAACCTTGTATGTTCCAATGTCATTCAACCCAGCCATTACGCCACCTGAATATTGATTGCACCAGAACGCCTATTGAACTTACGCAATTCAGCAACTAACACATCAGGCAAAGTTTGATCTGCAATCTTGCTGTTGATTGTGATGTTATAAACATCACCACCACCCATGTTACCCATTTGTGATAATGGTATAACTGCTTCTGATTCACCACCTTCGCCTATCAAAGCCAATGTTGGTTTTGTCACAATCCCACCAGAAGCAAGAGTAGCCAACCCACCAATGCTGATACCTGATAAATCAATACCACTGAAATCAAAGCCACCAGAAGAAGTACCAGAAGAAGCAGAAGAAACAGAAGAAACAGAAGTTGGCTGTGGCACAACAGCAGCAACCTTCAATTCATTTATAGCCTTCAATGCAGATTTCATTTGCTTAGAAGTCAATTTACCTTGTGTCCGTTTCAACAAAAGGTTTGCTTTTGCCAATGCTTTAGTGGCTTCCAGTTCACGCAACTTTGCTTCACCCACAGCATCAATAGCATCAACTTCTTCTTGTTGTGCTTTCTGCAATTCAATCAGCGCATCTTTATAGGTCTGTGATTCTGTAGTTGCACCATTCACAATTTCATTCAATGTCTTTTGTGCAGCAGCAACATTGTTTGTGCTGGTAGTTACAGCATCTTGCGCATCTTTCACACTCAACTTGGCTTCAGCCAAATCAATCTGGGCTTGCCTAATCTCTGTGGGGTTGCCATTTGCAATGGCTTCTTGCAACGCAAGTTCAGCATCTGTCACAGCAAAGTTGGCTGTTTCCAATGCGTACCCTGCACGCTCTGCGTCACGCTCTGCCTGTGTCAGTTCTTTTCTGGCATCAGATGCCTGTGTGGAATTAGCACCATATCCAGCAGCAATCTGGTTCAGTTTGGTTTGTGCAGTAACAACATTCTGTGTTGCTTCAGCCAAATCACTTTGGGCTTTCTTAGAAGCCTTTACAGCAGCAGTAAAAGATTTGTTGCTGTTGGCTGCACCAAACAATGCAGTAGTGAACTTGTCAAACTTCTGTGCTGCTGTCTCAATAACCTTTGCACCACTTTCAACTTGATTGCCTGCTGTGATTCCGATTTTGCCCAGCAACGCCAACGCTGCTTGGGTGTTGGTTGTCTCGCCCCTAGCAATTTTAGCCATGTTTGCAAACTCTGATAAACCAAAAGACATTGACCCACCAGCAGAAGTTGTTGCAGTAGCAGCAATACCAATGGCTTTGGCATACGCATCAAGTTTGGTAAGTGTTGTGCCTGTAGTGTCATCAAGAATCTTCAGCGCATCAACATAAGGCTTGAACTTTCCAGTACCTTTGGTTGTGTATTCAGTTACATCAGCCATGCTGATGCCCATGTCACCTAATGCTGCAACAGCAATCTGCATTTGTGAATTGTTTTTAGTTAGATTTTTGAAGGCTTCAGTTTGCGCTGAACCTTCTGCCAAAAGAGCATTAGTGAAATCAATTGTTTTCTGTTCTGCTTTGGCTTTTTGGCTTGCGTATGTTCCATACAAAACTGCTGCTAAAGATAGCAACGCTGTTACACCACCTGCTGCCATCATTGCAATCTTGGCTGCGCCAAGTCTGGTGATCAATGCCTTCAATGAACCATCAGTAAGAGTAGTAACAATGTTCAACGCAATCATGCTGGCTTTATAAACACCAGTGGCAACATTCAATGCAACAATGCCAGCAGTAACACCAATGATAACTTTGCCAAAAGCACCCAAACTATTGATGCCATTGATAATAGAACCAATCAAAAAATTGACACCAGCACCTAGCCCCTGTTCACCAACAATTTTAGTGAACTGATCTAAGACAGGTAGCACATTATTGATTATGCCATCAGCAAATCTTTCTACAGCAGGTATCAGCAGATTGCCTAGATTCTCTTGCACATTGCCAATGGCAACTTTCATACGGTCAAAGCCTGTAGCAGTAGCCTTAGCAGTGCCACCAACCTGTGATTCAATTTCAGCAAGAATCAACTTCTGTGCATCTAATGATTTGCCTGAAGCAACCAATGTTTTGATTTGTTCTTTCTGCTGATCAGTAAAATCAATGCCTGATTTCTTCAATGCAGTAATACCCTTCACAGGGTCAGACAATGCTTTACCTAACTGAATAGCAGCACGATCAGTAGAACCAAAAACATTGCCCATATCCAGAACTGCTTGCGCTGTTCTATTGAATATGTCATTACCAACACCTGCTTCATTGTGAACCTTCTTGAAAGTAAGAAGTAGGTTCAAAGAACTTTGTATAAGTTCATCATCTACGCCAGCCTGCAAAGATAACTTTTGCGACAACTTAGAAACCTGATCACCAGTTAGACCAGCAGCACCACCAGTGGCTTTGATGATGGCATCAGTTTGTTTCATCACCCTTTGTGATTCATATGCAGCCTTTACCAGTGAACCACCAATAACGCCAGCAAGACCAGCACCAACAGCACCCAACTTTGCAAAGTTCTTTGCTGCTGTGTTCACTGCTTTGTTGGTGTTCAACAATGCAAAAGCACCACGCTGCCCAGAACCTTCAAGTAACTTGAAATCTTTTAGTGCCTTCTGAATCCCACGATTATCAAAAGAACTTATGATAGGTACAACAATTGCCATTAGAAAGCCTTTCCAAATCTGCCCAACGCTGTGCGAACCTGTGAAGAAGCACGCACTGATTGTGCATTTCTGCGTTCAGTTTCAGAAGCAATTTCAGCAGTGAACCTTCTACCAATGTCATCAATCACTTGTGTAATTTCTTTTTCCACCATAGGAAAACTGGCTTTAGTTCTGCGCCACATAACTCTTGAAGGATCGCCAGCCTTAGCAAGGTTCTTTACAAACTGGCTGTTTTTGTTTTCGTTCTTAGCCAAATCATAAACAGACCCAGCAGCATCAGATTGTTTGATACGCATAATGGGGTATGAATTGGTGCGCCTAACCTTACGCCCACCCACAACAACTGTTACACCCTTGCGTGCCTTCTTACCGTCATACTTAGGAAAAGATGACCCAGAAGCCCCTGCTGATTTTCTGCCCCTAGTGGTACGCCCATATCTAGTCCAGTTGATCACACCAGTTGCGCTGGGGTATGGCTTATCTGGAAAACCAGCAGCCACATAAGTACGCATAGGTTCAGCCTTATTTTTCAGGTCAGCAGTAATGGCTTTATACAGTTCAGGTTCTAACTGCTTCAATGCTTGCAATACTGGCGCAACACCATGAACCATTGTTTGTGAAACTTGCACCTGCGCCATGTCAATACTTTACTTCTGTTGGTGTCGCTTGCTACGCCACAAAAGATAATCATGCATAGCATTTACATATGTTGATTCTTGTTCAAGAAGCACACTAGGCGCAATACCTGTTTCAACACAGATCATTGCCAATCGTGCTATTGCGCTTCCATGTCCAAAGGGATTGATGAACCTTCATCAGCGTTATCAACAACTTCAATGGTATCAACAGTGTTCAACCATTCAGGATCAAAAGCCAATGTGGTGTTCTTGTTACGCACTTCTGATTTCCATGCCAACCACGCAATATCAGTCAATCGTAGTTCTGTTGCAAAGTTTGACACGCTGCGATTCCATGTGCGTTCAAACGCAACGAAATCTGCAAACTGTGCTTCAACAATTTTTTCTGTACCGTCATTTGTTTTTACGGTCATTGCCATTTTCATTTGATGCTGTCTTTCTTTTATTTATGGGCTAGTAGTTTTTACTACTGATCCACCAGTGAAACTTAGTGTGGTCATTGCTAATTCACCAACAGCACCTGCTACTGGTGTATGCGCTGATAAGAATGTGCCACTTACTGTATAAAGTGGGCAAGTAGCAGAAACAGTATTGTTTGTTGGCTTTATCGTCACAGTGGTAGTTGTACCCACCAATGGATAGATCAACGCTTCAACACTTGTTGATGGTGATCCTGATGGAATCGTTGTAGCAAAATCTTGCATCAACGCAATTTCAATTGACACATTTTGCAAACCACCAGCGAACTTATGTCCTGTATCACCAAACGCTGTTACTTCAATTGAATCAACTTCATAATTCAATGAAACACTATTTGCTTTTGTTTGAACTTGAATAGCATTGATAGTGATTACTGCATCTGTTAGTGCGAGAACAGCCATGACTATGCAACAGCCTTTGCAATAGATCCACCAGTAAAACTAAGGGTGGTCATTGCTAATTCACCAACAGCACCAGCAACAGGTGTGTGTGCTGCTAAGAATGCACCAGTGATTGTGTAAGAAGGATTTGTTGCGCCAACAGCAGATGAAGTTGGTTTGATAACAAGTGTTGTTGTTGTACCAACAAGACCATAAACAGTTGCTTCAACATTTGATGCTGCAAAGTCTTGCATCAATGCAATTTCAACTGACAGGTTTTGCAAACCACCAACAAATGAATGCCCAGAAGAACCAAACGCTGTTGATTCCAAAGAATCAATTTCATAATTGATAGAAACACTATTGGCTCTATTCCCTAATGAAACGCTATTGATTGTGATGCTGGCATCAGTAAGAGCAAGAACAGCCATGACTATTCACCTTCCAATTGTGTTTGTGATTTGGCTTTTACACCAACTGCTTCTAGGTGTCCACCATCAAGCAACGCTTGTAAGTTTAGACCTTCTAGTTCTGATTCAGTGACTGTTGCACCCACTTTGCCAAGTGTGCAGTTATCACTAACAATTTTATATGTTGTCATGTTTCTTTCTTCCTACTGTGTGTACACAGTTACTTGAAAACTGATCTGCAAGTATTCTGCATCATCTTGTTCTAGTGCGCTGATGTTTGCAGAACTATTTACAACTAAATCACTGCACGCACCACCCAATGTTTTGTCACCTTCAAGCGCAAGTTTGATTGATGATGCACCATTAGGTGAAAGCAAATCATCAAGATAAGCGTTAGCGACACGATCAACCCAGCGACCCACAACAACATGACAGGTAAAATCCATTGTTGATACTGAATTGCCACCACCCATAGTCCTGTTATAAGTAACGCTGTTCAATGCTGGGTAGGCAAATGGTGGGTTCAATTGTTCAGGCTGGTAACTGCTGGTACGCAAACCAGAGACTGTAGCCAAGCGTGCCTTTAGCCCAGCAGCCACTGCACCAACGGTAGCCATCAGGCAACAACTTCAAGTTTGTATGTATGCAAAAGATCACGCACATCAGGATCTACAGCACGCACCTGCACAGCCATATCAGCAAAGCCGACAACACCCAACGCTGCGTTCAATCTTGCGAACTGTCGCATAGACAAAAGAATGCAAGCCTGCTCAACATCAGCAGGAACAGCGTTCCAGCCCCACTGCGCTGTGACCTGCACCAAAGGCTTGTCACTAGGCACAGGGAATGAATAGCCATTGATGCACACAATGCGTCTGTATGGCTTTCCTGTGATGGCTGTGTTCAATGGTTCAAGTTGATACTGCTGTCCCTGTGTCCATGTGGTTGCATATGTGCCATCACCGTTGCTGTCAATCTTTACAGTGACACTGCTGGTGGCAATGTCGTTCAACACGCCACATTCATAGATGGTTGCAGGATAAACCTGAATAGCTGTCTGGTTGGTCTTGTAGAACCACCTATTGCAATAGCCATCAATCCTGCGTGAAGCAGATTGGATTGCTGATTCAATCAGCGTGTCATCAGCGTTGTCTGTCAGACGCAGTGCTGACTTGACCTGTGCAAGTGTGCAATATCCATTGACAATAGGCATTGCTAGTCTGCTGCACGCTTTCTGGTAGCAGGCTTTGCTGCGCGTTCTGCGACAGGTTCAGCAGTTGCAGTCTCAACAGATGCGCTGGTCTTTGTATAGCCAGCATCACGCAACGCTTCATCAACTGCTTTGATGCGTTCAGGAAGATTCCTGCGCACATATCCTTCACGCTCAATCAGCAGTGCTTCAATAAGTTTTGTGTCCATGATTGCTTTCAAGTGTTGTGGTGCTGGCTGGCTGTGTCCCGACAAACAGCCAGCACCAACAAACTATTGGTGAACCTTCAGTGATTAGAAGGTTGGGGTCACAAGCGCAGTGCCTGTTACCTTTGCCCATGCGTTGGGGTAGCGGTTTGCCGTGTATGCGCTGTAGCCATAGACAACTGCAAGAATGTCAAGTTCTGCTGCTTTTGGCTGGTCAAAGCGCAGGTACATTGGCGCACCATCGCCATCTTCCCAAAGATGCAATTCATTGGTGTCACCAATGTAGATTGCGTCTTGGTTTGTTCCTGCACCTTGGTTGGTAGCAACATTGGCATCTGTAACCACAGGAAGTCCTGCGATTGCATAACCACTGTTTGCATAGCGAACCACGCCACCATCACCAACTGCAAGTGCGTTCATTGGTGATTGTGGAACTGGTACTGCCAATGGG